GCCGCGCAACTGCTGGGCGATGGCGATGAGTGCGGTAGCGACCGGCTGGGTATCCAGGCCCGGCGCGCCGAGAATACGCGGTACCACGCCCAAGCGGGCCTTGGCGGCAAGCAGGGCCTTCATGCCGGTGTACTTGCCTTCGGCGCTGACGCCGCCGATGACGGCGCTATTGGTCGCGGCTTCATCCTCGCCCGGCTTCACCCGTACCACAACGGTGGCTGCGTTGGCCTGGTCGGCGATCGCCTGCAGGCTTGCGGGCAGCGTACCGCTGGTGCCTGCTTTTCCGATCGCGGCCTGCACGTTGGTGATGAGTACCGGTGTATCGAGTGGAAACGCGGTGGCGTCGGCGTCTTCGGCGGTGGCTACCAGGCCGATGATCGCGGTGGCGATGGTGCGAATGGGGCGGGTCCCGTCATTGATCTCTTGGACCCGGACACCGTGATGGTATTGGTCAGCGGCCATGGGGTGTGCCTGTGCAGTGGTTGGATGACACTGCACAGGCTGCCGCGCGCGCGGCGATGGGGCGAGGTGGGAAGCTTGTACGGCGGGAAGCTACAAGACGCCATCGGCGAAGAGGGCGTCGAGCCAGTCCGGTGCGGTCGGCCGGTGTTCTGCGAGCGGAAACTCACCGGACTCCGGCCAGTCGCGCAGTTGGCGGCGGTAGGCCTGCAGCGCCTGGTACTGCTCCGCGCTGAGCGTCGTGGTACCAACCTCGAGCTCGTCGCGGTGACGGGCGACCAGGGCGTCGGTGTCGACGAGCTGGCGGTCGCGCCAGTTGCGCTCAATCGCGGCTTGCGCCTCCTCTGTGGGCGGCGGTGGTTCTTTCGTTGCTGGCTGTCCATCGACGTCCGCGCAGATCACACGGCCATTCTCCTGTTCTAGCAGAATGCGGGCGTGTACTTCATCGCTGACGGGGACGCCGTCATCCGGCCAGCCGATCCCGGCCTCGTAGACCTCGCGCAAGGACACGGGGTAGAACACCCGCGCGGACGGCGAGAAAACATAGTTAGCGCTCATCGACCGAATGCCTCCCAAAGCAAAACCGCCTGGAATTGATACCCGTTTGCCAAAGTTGCACCTGTCGTCGACTGGTTATAGAACGATGTGCTCGCGTCGGTTCCTGGGTGGAAATGCGCAGTTTGGCCAGCGAATCCACCCAAGCAGACATTCGGGAACGCGATGGGGAAGGTGATCGCCGCGGTACCATCACCAGGCACAGTCACCCGGCCCCACTGCCGGATGTAACCCGTATCGTTGTCCCTCCACCAACCGCTTGCTCCCAAGGAGGCTGTGGCGATGGTGCCGGCTCCGATGTTGCTACGCGCCGTCGTGGCGTTGTTCGCCCCAAGGCCGCCCCGAGCCAGGGGGAGGATGCCAGACGTAATCTGACTTGCGTCGTGGTTGTGTCCCGATGGAGGGAAGGTCGCAGGCTTCCCAGGTAAGGACGCCCAGGAGTATTCCGACTTGGCCACGTAGTTGGCCGGGTTGAAGTTGCCGGAGTCCCATGCGCGATACCATGCTGACCAGGTGCCGTTGTAGCGGCAGCGCCAATACAGACCGCCGGCGGCGTAGCCACGATAGGTCTGATAGATCATCGTGGCGGTTGGAGCATGAACCGTCAATAAACCTGCTTCGCCTACGGGATAGTTCGCGCCGTTCTTGGCGTTCGCGGTGAACGGTTGATGCCACCAGCCCGAAGCAATCATCGAGTCCAGATTGACATAGCCACCCAATTCGCCATCGGGCGCGTGTGCGAAGGCACCGCCCAGATCGCAGCGAACCCAGGCTGACCACTCCCGCTTGGAAGGATCGGTCGTTGCGGGGGAGCCGTAGGCATAACGAACGTACATGTCAGCCACGCCGGCATAGCCGGTTGCGATCTGCGTCGCGTTGCCTTCGACGCTCGGGTAGAACATCGTCTGGATGTAGTAGTAGCGGCCAGCCACTGGGCCATTCGCGTGGTTGGTTAGTACCAGCGGAATGACTACCGAGTTGGGATCAACGCTGGTATGCACAGCCGTGGCTAGTCCCTGCGACACTAACGGCAAGCGCTCAAGATCGAGTCGGCCGGTAGCAATCTTCGAAGCATCCAACGCAGGAATGTCCGCTGCCGTCAGGCCACTGCCACCGGTAACCAGCCCCTTGGCGTTAACGGTGACTTTGGGGTAGGAGCCGGCATTTACGCCCGAGTTCGCCAGCGTGACCGTGATTCCAGCGTTTGAGCTACCGTCGAACGTTGTCGAGCCGCTGGCGTCCCCACCGAGGTAGATCGTACGAGGGGCGGCGAGTTTGACCGCCGTTGCAGCCTGACCAATACCATTGCCGGTACCGCCTCTGGCAGCAGGCAAGATGCCGGAGGTGATTTTTCCGGTATCAAGGGCCGGAATATCACTCGCTACAAGCCCGGTGGCTCCGGTAACCAGTCCTTTGGCGTTCACCGTGACTTTCGCGTAGGTCCCGGCGGTGACGCCGGAGTTGGCCAGCGTCAGGACTCCGTTGACGTTTGTGGCCCCATCGAACCGAGCTGACCACGTTGCATCGCCGCTCGCGCTGAGCGTGATGGGCGCTGCAAGCCGGCTGGCAGTGGCTGCGTTGCCCGTAATCGAGGCCGGTAGTAGCCCGGCCGCGTTCAGCCTGAGCAGCTTGTTCGCAGTCGGGGTAGTGACCGCCTCGCTGGCATGCAGTGCGTCCGTGATGCCGTAGCCGCCCAGCGTGGTCGGGTTGCTGCCGGCGGTGACGATGCCATTGGCGTTGACGGTGACCGCACGGTAGGTGCCGGCACCCACGCCGGAGGCTGGCAAGGCGATGGTGCGATCCGCAGACAAATCGCCACCGCCGACCAGGCCGTTGCCGGCCAGCACCTTGCGTCCCTTGAAGTCTGCGGCAACCTTCGCCGTCACCCAGTCCTGGGTGGCGTAGACGATGCCGTCGTCGATGATCAGTTCGACGTGCTCCATGCCGGATAGGATGATCTGCACGCGGATGGTCTGGGTGCGCGCGCTCCCGCTCTCGACGCTGGCCTTGAAGCTGGGCGGGCAGTTGGCGACCGCCACGAACTTCCCGTCGGCGTCCTCGAGGCCGATCTCCCGTATCCAGAATCCACCGATGGCCATCGGCAGTACCAGCTCGGCGACCAGCACGTTTGCGCTTTGCTCGGAGACGAACAGACGGTTCAGTTGAGCGCGGTAGCGCTGGCGAATCAGCTTGGTCTGAGCGGCCGAGGGGATGGGGTCAGCCGTCTCGCCGGGCGCGCCGCCGGCGTCACCGATGAGCATATGGGTGGGCTGCCACTTCTTCCCGGCCTCGCTCGCCGCGATCAGCGCTGCCGCGCCGATGTCTGTGAGCAGGCCGCCGTACTTGGGAGTCGTCATATCACTGCTTCCAGGGGCTGATTTCCAGGGTGTCGCCGTCGATCGTCGCCAGGCCGTGGCGGGCCAGGATGTCCGGCGTGATGCGCAGGTCCAGGCGGGTCAGGTGTCGGCTGACTGGGCGCACGTCGTCGAGCAGGCGCTCAAGCTCGAGCACGGTCTCCTCGTCGAGACCGTTGTCGCTGACGTCGACGGTGATTTCGAAGGTGCCGGGGACGCCGGCGGGGGTCTGTTGCCACCACTCGAGGATGTCGGTCAACGAGCCGACGGGCTCGACCACGCGGCGCAGGGCGCTCAAGGTTCCCTTGTGGGAGTGGACGAGGTAGGCATCCCGAATGACCTGGCGCTTCACACGCTCCGGCCAGGTGCTGTCCCAGCGATCGACGGAGAACGCCCAGGCCAGGTACGGCAGAAGAGCGACCGGGCAGGTGCTGGGGTTCCACAGTTGGCGCAATGGGATCGGTACCCGCTCAATCTGCGCCAGGGCTTCGGCGGCCAGGCGCTCAAGTTCGGTGGCGTTGCGTGGGAGCAAGCTGGGCATCACTCATCCCCCAGCGTCAGCGTAATTCCGGTGCAGTAGGGCGCCTGGGCCGGTGTAGCGGCTATGTCCGACCAGTTGCTGAGCGTGACTTTGCGCACGCCCTCCACGTGGAGGGCCGCATGCACCGCCGATTCGGACACCTCCATCCCCAGGCGTCGACGCTGATGGACGTAGGCCGTCAAGCGGGCCCGGGCGGCATCGAGTATCGGCTCGGACTCCGGGCCGATGGTGGCAAGGTAGAGCGTCGCGTCGACACGGTACTCGAGCACTTGGGCGGACTGTACTGTCAGACGATCAGCGACGGGGCGACGGTCGGCATCGTTGAGGTAGGCGTCGACGATGGCCAGCAGGTCCGCCGGGGCGCTGCCGTTGCCCTGGGCTGCCTGTACCGTCACCACGACAACGGCGGGTGATGGGCTGACGGCCGAGGCATCGCCGACGCGGCCGTCGGCGGCGCGGGCGTGGAAGATGTAGCTGTTACGCGGTCCCGCGGTGCTGAGGCCTTCCCAGGCCATCTGCGCCCGCTCGCGCAGGCTGTCGTCGGACTCCAACAGTTCCGGCACGGGCGGCACCTTCGACGGATCTCCGGGCTGGATGACCAGGCGCTTGACGTTGTAGTTCGCGGCGAGCTGGTCGAGGTCGGCGCCCTGGGCGCTGGCCA